GGTAATTCCCGACCGCGAAATCGCGTTAGTGAGTACTAGCAGTAGGAGTTGACCGTTGGGTTGACACTTCCGAGGCAGGTTGACATGGCTCGATTCGGCAATGGAGCGCAGCTCGCCGAGGAACTGGGGATTAGCCGGCAGGCGGTCAGCAAAGCCGAGAAGACCGGCCGGATCACCCGGGCGGCCAGCGGGCTGTTCGACCTGGACGCCGCGGCCATCCAGTACCGGCTGCACACGGACCCCGAGCAGCGGGCCCGCTCGCTGCAGCAAAAGGGCGGCGGGGTCGAAGTGATGGACCCGCCTGTGTTGGAGTTGCCGCCCACGTCAGACGCGGCCCGCCTGGTGCGCGAAAAAGCGCGCCGCGAAGCCGCCGAGGCTGATCTGGCCGAACTTGAGCTGCGGGAGAAGCGCGGCGAGATCATGGCGATGAGCGAGCACCGCCGCGTGCTGTTCTCGCTTACCAGGGCCATCCGCGACGCGCTGCTGCAGATCCCGTCGCGCTCCGCCGCGCTGGTAGCAGCCGAGATCAGCCAGCCGCAGTGCCAGGCCATTCTCGACGCCGAAATGCGCAAGGTACTGCAGCAACTCGCAGCGTGGCAGCCGGATGCTGAGCCCGGTTGCGATTGACCGGGCTAGTGCGCAGGTCGCGGCCGAAGGCTTCGCCCCGCCGCCGGACTTGACTGTCAGCCAGTGGGCTGATGCGCACCGCATGCTTTCAAGCAAGGGCGCGAGCGAGCCCGGCCCGTACCGGACCGAGCGCACGCCATACTTGCGCGAGCCGATGGACCTGCTGAGCGAGAGGTCGGGTGTAGAGCAGGTGGTGCTGATGTTCGGCGCCCAAGTGGGCAAGAGCGAAAGCGGCAACAACTGGCTCGGCTACATCATCGACGTGTGCCCGGGTCCGGTGATGGCGGTTCAGCCGACCACCGACACGGCCAAGCGCTACAGTCGCCAGCGCATCACGCCGATGATTGAAGAGACGCCGCGGCTGCGGTCTCGCGTGAGGGAAAACCGCAGCAGGGACGACGCCAACACGACGCTCGCGAAAGACTTCCCGGCGGGCACGCTGGTGATCGCCGGGGCCAACAGCGCCGCCGGGCTTCGTTCGATGCCCGTGCGCTATCTGTTCCTAGACGAGATCGACGCCTATCCGCTGGATGTTGACGGCGAGGGCGACCCGGTCGGACTTGCCGAGCGGCGTACCGCCACATTCGCCCGCCGAAAGATCCTGAAGACCAGCACGCCGACGGTCAAGGGATATAGCCGCATTGAGCAGGCTTTCGATGCCGGCGACCGTTGCCGCTACCATGTGCCCTGCCCTAGCTGCGGCACGCATCAAGTGCTGCGGTGGCCGCAGATCAAGTGGGTGCGCGACGACGTAGGAGCGCCGATCCCCGGAAGCGTGCGCTACGCCTGCGATGCGTGCGGCACGCTGATAGCCGAGCACGAGAAGCCGTACATGCTTGCGCACGGCCGCTGGGTGGGCGAGCGCGAGCGCGGTCAGGTGGCGAGCTTTCATCTGACCGCGCTGTATTCGCCGCTCGGCTGGTACAGCTGGGAGCAGGCGGTCGCCGAGTTCTATGACGCCAACGAGGCCGCCAAGGGCGGCGATGTCAGTAAGCTCAAGGTTTGGACTAACACGGTCCTGGCCGAAACCTGGGAAGACGACGGCGACCGCGTCAGTGAGCATGAGATTGCCAAGCGCGCCGAGGATCTGCCGCGCCGGCAGGTGCCCGCGTGGGGCTTGATCCTCACCGCCGGCTGCGACGTGCAGGCCGATCGCGTCGAGGTCTACGTGTGGGCCTGGGGCCGCGGCGAGCGCAGTGGCATCGTTGAGCGCGAGATCGCCTACGGCTCTCCCAGTGATGACGCCACCTGGCGCAAGGTGGACGAGTTACTGACCACCGAATTCGAGCACGCCCTCGGTGGTCGGATGCGGATCCACGCGGCGGCCATCGACTCCGGTGGTCACCACACGCAAGAGGTCTACAACTTCGCCCGCGAGCGCGCTTGGCGCCACGTCATTGCGATCAAGGGCCAGAGCCAGGCCGGCAAGGCCGTGCTCGGCAAGCCGACCGACATCGACGTCACGTACCGCGGGCTCAAGGTGCGCAAGGGCGTGAAGCTGTGGCCGGTTGGCAGTGACACCGGCAAGGCCACGCTCTATGGCCGCCTGCGCCTGACCGAGCCCGGTGCCGGCTTTGTTCACCTGGGCAAGTGGCTGCCGTCTGAAGTTTTCGAGCAGCTCACGGCTGAGCGGCTGGTCACGAAATACCGCAATGGCCGCCCGCGGCTCGAATGGATGAAACCCGCCGGGCGCCGCAATGAAGCGCTCGACTGCGCCGTCTACGCACTCGCTGCCGCGCACTACCTTGGGATGCCGCGCTGGCGCGAGCTGGACTGGCAAAAGCGCGAGGCCTTGTTGCGGCAGGCCGCCTCGTTGATTGATGAACCGAAGGCCGCGCAAGACCCCGCCGCGCAGCCGGCACTTGAGGCAACGCCGCCCCCCCCGGCGGCGCCAGCTCCAACAAAACCACGCCGCGGCCCGCGCATTGTCGGCCGCTTTTTGAGGTAGCCCATGGCCAGCCTGATCTACAACAGCTTCTTCGAAGATTGGGCGCGCGGCGCCATCGATCTGGACACGGACGCCTTCTGGGTCATGCTGACCACGTCTGGCTACAGCGAGAACAAAGACACCCACCTCAAGCGCAGCGACGTCACCAACGAAGTCGCCGCCGGTGGCGGCTACAGCGCGGGCGGGCAGGTGGTCACCGTCACTGTCACCAAAGACACCGCCAATGACCGGCTCGACGTGACCCTCGGCGGCACTAGCTGGAGCAGCAGCACCATCACCGCGCGCAAGGCCGTCTACTACAAACGGCGCGGCGGTGCCGCCACGGCCGATGAGCTGATCGCCATCAACGACTTCGGCAGTGACGTGGTAAGCACCGGCGCCACGTTCACGCTCAACAGCAGCACGTTGCGGATTCAGAACTAAGCGCCATGGCTGACAACGTCACCCTGCCTGGGACCGGTGAAATCGTCGCGACCGACGACATCAGCGGTCAGCAGTACCAGCGCATCAAGCTCACCGACGGCCTAGCCGATTCGACGACGCACATGCGCGTCCTGTCGAAAAATCCGCTATTCACCGACGCGGGCGCAGTAGTACGGCAAGCGCCGTGCGATATCTGGTCGGTCGGTTTTGCTGCGTCTGGCTCGAGCCTGCTTGCGGCCGAATTCACACAGCGCCGGCTCGGCACCGGCGTTGGTGTCACGCAGGGGTCGAGCAACCTGCTAATTACGACCGGGACGACCGCCAACAGCGAATTTCTTGCGCGCTCGACGCAGGCGTTTATGGGCGCGTTCACGGCGCGCGCTAAGACCATCCTTAGTCAGCGGATCGCCAACAACAACTTCGTGGCGATGCTGGCCGATCGGGTCGGCGAGGGCCTTAGCTGCACGATCAACAGCGCAACGTCGATCACGGTCACCAAGACCGCGCACGGCTTGACTGCGGAGAACGTCGGGCAGTTCATGTTCGTGGGGGCGATCACCGGTGCAAACGGTGTGCCGGGCCGCTACGCGATTGCGTCCGTCCCGAGCGTGGACACGATCAACTTCACCGTGGCGGGCTGGCCTGCCTCGGGTTCCTGCACGGTGGATTTGTTCGGCTGGAACTACATCCGCACGCTGTACACCGGCACGACGGCGACCAGCGCATCTGTCGATGCACAGCGGCGCGGCTGGAATAGTGGCGACACCACCGCGACCATCAACACGACCGCGTCACCGGGTCACGTCATCCAGATGTACACGGATGGCCGGAATGTCAGCTTTTCCGACGCGCTAGTCGCGTCAAGCACGACGCCGACCGTCACGACCCGAGCGAGCCGGATCGAGAACATCCCCGACGATGACGTAGACCTGTATTTCTACCTGTGGTCGTTCAATGGCGCGACCGCGCCCGCCAGCACAACCACTTGGACGGTTGGATTCGTCGCGGTCGAGGATACGGTCAACGCGCCTACGTTTATCGCTGGCGTGCGCCCGCTGGGAGCACAAGCCGCGCTGCCTGTCACGTTCCCCGCCGCGCAGGCGGTAACGGTGTCAAGCGGCACGGTTACGGCAACTGTCGCCAATGCCACGATTGCGGCAGGCACGGCGGCTATCGGCGACGTCGGCGTGCAGTACCGCGGCAGTGCGACGGGCGCCGGCACGCCGGTCAATCTCAACTGCCCGGCCACACCGGCCGCACAGGCCATCAAGGCCTCGGCTGGGCGTTTGCTCAAGCTATTTGCCGCCAACAGCAACGCGGCGGGGCGCTTCGCCAAGATTTTCAACACTGCATCTGGCTCAGTGGTCATGGGCACCACGTCAGCGGTGCTTGACATTCCGCTGCCGCCCAACAACGTGCCCGTAATGATCGACCTGGGTGAGGGCGGTGCTGGTTTCGCCACGGCCATCAGCATCGCCATCACCGGCGCGCGCGGCCTGACCGACAACACCACCGTCACGCTCAATGACGTGACTGGTTTCTTGACCAACGCTTAAAGGAGAACCACCATGACGACCAAAGCAGCCAGCATCGAAGTTTACGTGCGCGACAACGCAGAAGGCACCATCGGTGGCACGCCGTTCGGCATCCTGACCGTGGAGAGCGCGCAGGGCACCACCGACGATGAGGGCGTCACGGTCGTCATCGGCAACGGCTATGTCCCGAGCATCGGCAACGCCGCACCGGCTGACATCAAGGTCACCGTGCACGCGCCCCCGGTGGAGAAGCAGCCCGCCGAGCTCTTGAGCCGCGTGGATGACGCCATCGAGAACACCAGCACCCTGACCTTTAACCTGACGCCGTAACCCCATGCTGCTGCTGCTAAACCAGCCGGCCAGCGGCAGCACGGCTAACGGCGTTACCGTCACTGCGGTCGCCAGCCTCATCGCTGGCACCGCCACCGGCGGCAGCGGCGCAACCGCTAACGGCGTTACGCTCACCGCCACCGCCAGTCTGGTGGTGGGCACTGCAACGGGTGCCGCCACCTGCGCCGGTGTCACGCTCACGGCCACCGCCGGCCTCATCGCTGGCACGGC